GTTAGAATAAGCATTAGCAGCAAAGCCACCCGATGAGGATGCGCTGTAGATCATTAGAGCGGAAGGTGTAAGGCTCGGAGCGTTATAGTAACGCTGGCACAATGCTAACTCCTGCTCGATTGCCCCACCGCCTGCGCGAATGAACGGAGTTGCCTTATTTCCTACTTCTAACTGAATGCCAGTAATTTCATAGTAATCATTTGTGCTTGCTGTTCCTACTGGAGTGTAAAAACTGTAGAAACCAATTTCAGTAGCAGTTGCAGAAACAGTGCCAGTATAAGTAAAGCGTTGCCATGATGTAGTTAGTGTCGCTGTCTGAGTTACGACTGCTGTTTGACCAGTAAAGCCTGTACCCATTGACTGATCTGTACCTGTGCCATAATCCAAACGAACACCAAGTGCAGATGATGCAGATGAATAGTTAGATCCTGCGCGAGCATAGAATGAGATAGTTACAGTTTGACCTGCGAAACGATAAGAATCTGCTGTCTCTAATGCAGTCAAGAAATAGATCGCGCCTGTGTTTGAGTTACCACTATCGCGTTGAACTCTAGCTGCGTATTGGATTCCAGTTAAGCCAGATGATTGACGTGAGATTGTTGCGCCAGTGGCTAAACCACCCCGATTGACCTGAAAGCGATCCGCACAATACTTTGTATAAGTAGCATCATTAGCAATTGAGGTGCCACGCTGCCAAATATCAAATCCACCATTTATAATGCCATTGCGCGTAATCGGGCGAAAGAGAAAAGTGTCAATATCTTGACCAAGCTCTGCAATAGCAGTAGCACCATTCTTAACTAAGTCACTCGATGTCGGTACATCGAACGCATAATTTGTAGTAGTAGTTGCCATTTAAGTTAGTGCTCCTGTCGCATTTGTCCATGTAAGTGTAGCATTTACGCCTGTCCAAATGAGTGAGGCAGGTGTAACTGTTTCCCATTGTGTAGTTGATAGTGAGAAGTCTGTAGCTGAGACATAAAGGGTCATGTCCACATAAGTAGGCGTGGCGTTAAGTGCCACATTCTCGACAAAACCATCAAAGGTTCCATCAAGAAGATTGCTAGGCAGGTTAGTGATAAGCACTGGCTGCCCAAAGAAGACTCCGATCAGGCTGTCAAGCATTGCGCTAGGCATGTCTGGATTATCTAAACGGAAGCGAATTGCCCCTAGTGACCCTCTAGGGTTCTTTCTTAGGTTTAACTCTCTGGAGGCGATATCCGTAATGTCTGCAAGGTTCTTGATGTTTGACTCAGCCGACTTCTCAAACAAGCCGTAAGAGGCTATAGAGTTGCTATCAGACACACTGTAGGTCGATGCGTAACCAGCAGCGTACTTATAGATAAGGCTGTTGCGGATGCGGGCTATTTGAGTCTGAGACTGAATACTGCTAGGAGTTGCATAAGAGCCATCTAGGTTAGTAAAGCCATTAGCAGCCAAATAGTTAGAGCGATGGTCGGCATCGTCATAAGAGACATCGCCATCCTTTTCCTCATAGATTTGACCTAGTGCGCTTGTCGCTATCTGATCTACTAGGGTTTGTGATTTAGCAGTGGCACTAGCTGCAAGGTTAATCATTGTGTAAAAGCCTGAGTCAATAGTGCCAATGTAATTCTCAGCCTCAGCCCATGTCACTGTTGCAGGATAAGTATCCCAAGTAAGTGTAGGGGTTACTTCTGCCCATGAAAGGTTAAGTGCTGCACCTAAGATTTCTGCTATTTGTGCGCCATCTAGGGCTTCTGCAAGAGCTGTGTTATAGACAGCCTTTGTTAGTTTAGCCAGTGCGCCAATACCAAGAATTGTGCCAGTAGTGATGAAACCTGACTCTTCTGGGCTTCTAACACCAATGTTAAAATCTGATACTTCTCCACCGAATACTGTGACATAAGTACCAGTAGAGTTCTTGAGTTCTAGAAGGATTGACTCTGTAACATTTATCGTGAAGGGTGTGTTGTCTGTATTCACAATCTGAACTTGGCAGTAACCAGCAGTCGGCTGGCGGTCAATGTCTAAGCGACCAGATGCAAAGGATACAGAGGTAACAGTCGTATAGACATCATCCCCAACAGTTACTCGCCATTCAGGAAGCCATGTCATGCAACGAGGCTCCGCAATGTGCCGCGATCTGTAGCATCTCTTAGGACTTGGTCGATAGCCTCAGCAATAGCATTTGGATCACCAATGCCAGTGTTCACAACAATGGTGTTACCACCGCTAGAGCCGTAGCCACGATCAGAGCCTGGGAAACCGCTAGAGGCATAATTGCCTGCTGTTGATGAATAGCCACCACCCACTACAGGAGCAAAGCTGCCTGCTGCAAGTGATTCAAGAAGTGTAGGAGTAGGAGTACCTGTGGGAGTGGGAGAGCCAACTGGAGTTATTATTCCACTACCAAGAAGCCTTAACTTAGCAAGGGCATCATCTAGGTTCTTTAGGTTGATTAGATCCTTAGGAACAATATCCTTGAGGATAGATTCAATGTTTCTTAACTTAACCTCTTGACCAGTTAATGCGCCTAAGATACCAAGATCGGCATTAAGTTTTGCAGTACCGGCTTCAATAGCCTTGATGTCCTTAGAAGCAATAGCAGCTTCTAGATCAAGGATAGATTGCTTAACATTTAAGCGAGCAAGGTCATTGCTAATCTGTAACAGTTGAGATTGGTTAGTCACCTTACCCAGTTGCTGAGCCTGATTAAGTTCAGCTGCTGCAAGTTGGATCTTCTCCATGTTAAAGACATCATCACCCTTGCCAAGTGCTAGTTTAGCCTTGTCAATAGCCAGTTGTAATTTCTTGGCACTAAGTTGCTTAATTTCTTCTGCCGTCAATACCTTTGCAACCTTAACTAACTTTTGCTGCCCCTTGAATTGCTTATCAAAGGCTGTGGCTGCGTTGTCATACTTCTTAGGATCTAGAGCATAATCCCTTGCATCGCCTGCATTGTTGTAGGCATCCACAAGTTCATCAACAGCCTTGATGGTAACGCCAATAAGTGCAACCATAGCGGCTACCTGTAGGGCTGCGCCCCAAGGGTTTAATGCAAACATGCTTGCAATAGCAGTAGCAAGCGCAGTAGCTCTTAAAGCCGTATATGCCTTTTTGAGTGTGCCGATAGCGGTCACAGTTGCTGCTATTCCTTGAATGATTTTTGTAGAGACAAAAGTCGCAGTCATAACAGCAAGAATGCTTTTTATAAGTGTTGAATTTTCTTTTAGAACTCCTGCTAGTTTCTTTAAGTTTTCGCTGGCAGATGTAGCAAAGTCTTCAATCTTAGTTTGTAATTCTGTAATGTTGGCAGAATCAGTAAGGATCATAAAACTGTCAATTAAGCCTTTACCAAGAATCTCTTTAGCATTGTCAATGGAGACAGATAATCTAGCCATCTTTCCAGAGAAAGTATCAACCGAGGCTGCTGCTGCACCCTTAAAAGTCTTAGCCAGTTTATTGACAATATCGTCAAACTTGCCAGTCTTTAGTTCAGCTTTAGAAATGTTTATTCCTAATTTACTTAATGCTGTGTTATTGCCCAGGTATGCCTTAGATAGTGCGCTAGTAACTGAGGCTAGGTCTTTGCCAGTTGAGGCAGAAATGTCCAGCGCAAGTTGTAATAGTTTTTGAGACTGGGCTGTGTCTTGTGTGGCTACGGCTAGTTGCTGATAAGCAGGACGAAGCTGGTCATCGACCACACCAAATTCTGTGCTTAACTTATTTATAAATTCTTCAGAGGCTGCAACATCTCGACCAAGCCCGACATTCTTTAGAGCTAGTGCTAGTTGCTTTTGAGCTTTCTCATCTTCGGCTGCTGCTTTGACTGCTGCCTTACCAAAGGCAAGGACTGCACCAACGCTTAAAGTAACTCCTAAGGCTTTACCTAGATTCTTTACATTCTTGCTTAACTTATCTGTAGCACTGTCAGCCTTCTTAAAGGCTTTGTCTCCAGTGAATTGAGCTGCAAGGTCAATAAAAATACTTGCCATGATTATCCCTTCACTGTTGCTCTAGCGTTAAGTTTGTCTGCTACTGTTTTAATAGCCAACAACACTGCTGCCTGAGCCTTGCCGTTGTTTTCTTCATAAGCACGAAACAATGCACGACCTGATTTTTTGCCTTCGCCTTTAATAGATGATCCATACTTAGCATCTTGATTTTGCACAAAGCGACTGCTAGGAGTCTTACGACCCATAGTTTCATATATTGCACCAGCTGCGCTTTTGTTAAATACACGAGCAAGTGATCTGAAGCCTCTGCGATTAGCCTTAGATGGTGTTGTCTTATAACCTATTCCAGCCTTAACAATACGAGCATCATAAGTAGGAAAGTTGCCTTGCGAATTTTGGCGTGGCAACCATCCGCTTAAGACTCCACCATTGTCCGGAAGATAACCTTTGGCTTCTTTAACAATAGGCTTGAGTGCAGCACCGATCTGTTTAGGCAATTCCTTAGCGAGATCGGGAGTAAATTTACGGAGAGCCTTACGGAGTTCAATGCCGCCCTTTACGCTTGCTGGCATCGTCTATCTCCTTTGCTTCATCCTTTAGACCCTGTAGAAGTGCATCTAGCATGGTCTTATCTAGTTCCAATAGTTGTTGTGGCGCGATCCCCAACCTAATACTTAGCCTAGCAATTAGGTAGGTGAATGGTTGATCGCGCTTTACGCTAAAGGGTCTGAGTCAAGAACCTCGACACTCTTAAGTGTCTCGATAAACTCAATCCCATAAGGCTTAACAGTTTCACCTGATCTGCGAGTAATTTCCCAGGCTAACCAATAAACATGGCTTTGCTTTTCTTCGTCACGAAACGCTTTGTGGAAACCCATTTTTGCATACATCTCAAAAGCGTATTCCACTACTGGAGTGATTTCGCCTTCTAGTACGCTTCCATCTGTACGAACGATCTTTAACTTTGCCATGTCTTTGCCCCTTAGTTAGTTGTTTAGAAAGTACCTGTAGTTGTTACAGCTACAGTTGAATTTGCATTCCATGTTACTGATTGCATACCGATATCAGCGACTGCGCCGTTGATGTCTGTCAAGCCATTTACTAGGCATGAGAATGTGTAGAGAGGGTTAGTAGCAGATACTGCTGTTCCCTTTTCCTGTAGTAGCACAACAGTTACTGTAGTGCCGTATGCAGCTTGTAGAGTTGCCAATACGTTTGCTGCTGCTGTGTCGTTAAGGAAGTCGATAGTGACTGAAGCAGCCTCAAGACCCTTTACAAACTTGTGTGCGCTGTCACCCATTGCAGTTACTTCGAGTTCATCAAATGTGCGGTTAAGTGTTACTGCTGTGACATGGTCAGAAAGATCAACAGAATTGACCTTGATGCCGACCTTATTATTTAGAAATACAGCCATTTAGGTTATTCCTCATCTTTCTTAGTAGTGACTGGCTTTGGTGCTGGTGTGCTAACTTGCCCGATTTTCTTCAGGAAGTCTGCGTTTTCTTGTTCCCACTCGGACATATTAACTCCAACTCGTTAGGATAGATACTGACATCTCGCAGCTGAGCAGATCGCCTGATGCAGCATTGAGAATACTTGGTGCGCTTATTGCGCCTACATTATAGGTCAAGGCAGATGCATTTAACTTAGTGAACACACCAAGAACTGCATCTTCTATTCCATTAAGGTTGCCTTCATTATCAAACAAAGGAACTGTAATAATAATCTTAAAGTTAGCCATTGGGCTGATCGTAATATGTTGATTGTTAGTCGGTGTCAGATATGGATCATCTGGAGACACGATTACAGAATTAGCCAAAACGACAGATGGCGGGAATGCAAAAGTCTGGTACTTAGTGTTATCTACTAGAGCAGTGGCTAAAGTAGTGCGAAGTGTTGTTATGGCTGGTGCTGGCATTAGCCCACCATTGAACGCGGATCGAGTGCGTGTGCGATCAATCCTCGCACCTTAGCGAGGAGCTGTGCGCTCATGCGGTAAGGGCTTGGCTGGAAATCGACAGCGTTACTGCCTGAAAGGGTGGCTGTACGCGCTTGCCAGATTTCAACAGATATCATCAAAGCTGCTTGCTGGACTGCTGTGTCTGTTGTCCAGTCTGTGTAAGTCTCAGCTGCTACTGTGCCAAATGGCTCAATAGGATGTTTAGGCTGTACGACTGTGTGAGTCGTAGGTACTGAGATTGAATAAACACCGACACTAGCAATAGTTTTAGATCCATTGTATTTAGTACCGGAATTGGAGATAGTTACAGTCTGTCCGACATAGAAGATATCTGTGACAGGAATGTCAAAGTAAAGAGTGCCTTCACTCACGATGTTGCTGTGCGCTACTGCGAACCACTTAGGAGCCCAAAGCATTGGAAGTAGAACTGCATCAGATGCATCGCATACTTCCTGTAGGACGGCATCTGTATACAAAGTACCCACTCCGAGGGTTGTACGGAGTTCTGAGACTGTTGTAAGTGCCATGATGTCCTTTCTAAAGACTCTAGGGGATCGGAGGGCTACCGACCCCCTAGAGCGACTTAGTGTGGCTTACGCCTTGTTATTCTTGAATGCGCCTGCGCCGACCTTAGTTGCAATCGCACCAAAGCCGTAGTAGCCGATAGTTACCTGTCCTGCTGCTGTTGATTCAGCGCGTAGGCGGTATGTTGGTGACTCGTACCATGTGTACGCATCTGGGTTCACGATAAGGATTGTTCCATCGCCATCGCCAGCGTTTGTTGGATCAACATAGAGGTTAAGTCCTGCAACATTACCTGTTAGTGATGTTGGTGCTACTTGACCGCCTGCGTTCATTGGCTGTGATGCTGTGTAG